TCTAAGTAAAAATGCGACAACGTGTGAAACAACTAATAAAGCATATATTACAGGTTTAAAAATAAACATCGCAATTGTAAACAAAATGTATATAAAATCCCATCTGTATAGAGCATCATTTGTTGGGAATTTATAATTTTCACTTTGACATTCACTATCCAAAATGTGTTTTATACCTGTCATTCTTCTTGCCGCAACACCTTTTCTAAATTTGTCGAGCATTTGTGATACAGTATACACTTTATTATAAATCATAGGATAAAAAGTGTCTACACAATCTATACCATCTTGAATCATTTGTAGACCTTCTGTTGTACCAGTATTTCCATAATCATTCCAATCTAAACTAAAAGCATATGAAGCATGAATATTACTTAAATTATTTTGTATCGATTCTAATGGATTATGTCCATGCTCCTTAATATTAGGAACTAAGAAATAACCTCTTCTAACAGTTTCAGATAAACTTGGTGATTGATTCCATTTTATTTTAAAACGATATTTTGCTTTGGTTGGAATTCCTTTTTTTGGGTCATCTGATAAAACTTGTTCGCCAAATTCATTTGTTATTAAATAATCTAAATTCATTGGTAGGTCTAATAACCAAGCTCCATTATCGTCAATAACTTGCCCTCCTTGGTCTAAATCAACTTGTTCTAAAACAGGTCTACCATACTCATCTTGAAAAATTGTTTGTCTAATTGCTAATATTTCTCCAGGCCCTGCAACCAAATCACATAAATGACCTTGTTTTAATTTTGGTTTACATCCTTTTTTTATAAATTGCGTATCATTTGCCGATATAATTGACCCCATAAAAATAGATGTTGGCTCAATTAAAATATCCGCCTCTGAAGACAAATCAAAGTCCGTTCTAGTGATTCCTAAATTACAAACTTCAGGTTGACCCCATAATGGTTCAACCTCTATTGTTTTATTTATAGTCACAATTTGAGGAAGATTTGCTAAATTTGGTGAAGATTTAAAATTAACACCAGCAACTTGGGATTCGGTTGCTCTACCCATTCTAATTAAATCTTGTGGAGATAATGAAAAATCACCAATGTCTGATAAATCAACATCTAAGTGGATTGTTTGTGTACCAACAGGTACACCAAAAATCATAAAATCACCACTTGAGTTAGTTACCGCATTATATTTGTAATACTTGTCAAAAACTTGAATTAAAGTAGTATCCGTTAATACGTCTTTACGAGTGAAGAACGTACCTGTAGGTATGTGCGCACTATATGATGGTCTATACGGTAATAAATTATATCGATAACCATCCTCGTTAAAATCTGATAAAGTTCTATATGGATATAAATCACTTAAAATTGGATTTACCGCATCCTCATCTGTTAATGGTATAAAAATAGATACCTTACAGTTCGGTAAACCAAATCCATCATTTACAGAAACTCTACCTATTACAACACCATAATCTGAACATGGTCTTGTGTATATTTGACTCTGTAGTATTTTTAAAGATAATATCTCGAGAAACTCAAAATCTTGGTCTAATTGTACTTTTATTGACTTATCGACACCAACTTGGGTTCTTATTCTATATGATTTGGACATTAATTAACCTTTTAAGATAAATAGTTTATTGTCTATTTTCAAAAAAGATATAACATTTTTTGATAAAATAAATTATCAAGAGAAATTAACTGTCTTGATATTTTTAACTCGGACATTGATATCCTTACTTGGAAATCTTACTTGATATGTTTGACTTGGCTCCGCAAAAATTGTATCATCAATTAATTCGATTTGTTTTGTTGTTGAATCCAAATATCTTTGAGAAGTTTGTGAAGAAGAGTATTGTCCTCCAACTTTGTTAAACACTTGAATATCAGATAATGACACTACACCATTTTCACTTTGGATTAATCTTCTTAACTCAGATATATTAACATTTTCACCCATTTCTCTATTCGCAGGGTCCATAAAATCTGATGTTATATCAATTATTTGTGAAATTACCGCACCTTGGTTTTGTGAATTATCCAAAACAACATCAATATTGAAACCTAAATCAATAACGTTAGCACTTTCAATCGAGATATAGTCATTAATCATTCGATAATTTGATAGATAATTCGCAACATTATTTTTCAAAGTGTTAGAAACGATTTCTGTTAAACTACCAGTATCATCATAAGCTAACATCTTTATTTTTATTTTGTTATTCTCTTCTAAAATAGACACTTTAGCAGGTGCACCATACTGTGATGGCATTGTTCTAATTATTGATTCATAATCACTAACCGTCACCGCTCTATTTTGTGCCGCAAAGTTAAATGATACAAAACTCCTAACTTCTTCCGTTGTTGGATTATTTGCACCTCCAATTGCCGCTGTTACGTTGTTACATCTCAATGAATTAACCACACTTGTATTTGTAGTGTCAGAAGGTCCGTTAACTGTAAATGATACCGTACCAATCTGTGTTATAACACCTACACCCAAGTTACTTGATGTACCACCACCAATTCTATATTGAACAAATAAAGTAGTATTCGCTTTCAATGTACTACCTAACGCTAAATTATTTGAATATTTGTATAAATCTAATTTAAATCCATTTCTCGCAAACTCCCTTAATTGTTCGTCAGCAGATTGTGTCCCACCTCCAAAAGTCATTTTTAGGAAACCTTCAGGTGTATATTCCGTTATGAATTTAGTATTAACTAATAGATATTTTCCAACTTTAATACCAGGTTGGTCAGAAACCTTTGTTGGGTCTTCAACAAAAACTCTATCGTCAATTAACGCCTTTACCTCATACCATCTGTTATCAGGCCCCAAAAATTCTTGTACCGATGGTATGTTTGCGTATTGTGTACCATCTTTCAATAACACACTGGTTACCCCTAAAACATTCTTTTCAGGTAAGAATAATTCATAGAAGGGTCTAACATCATTTGCGGTTATAACCTTCTTAAAAACCTTTGTAATACCATTTACAACTGTTTCTCTTTTAACAATTGTATAATTTAATAAATTATTATTTGCATCGAAGTTAGGTATTTTTAATCTGTTCGGAAAACCCTCAGCGTTTATTGCTGAAGCAAAATCAATATCATAAACAGTTTCAAAAACTTGACCAGCACCATTAACTTGTGAACCTCTTCTTAAAATACCACAATATCTTAAATCTTCTTTATCTCCAAAAGCTGGTACTGTAATAGAAAAATCAACCAAAGATACTGATGGTCTCTGTCCCGGCACTTTTAATCCATAGGTTCTTGCTATGTTATAAATTGAAGACCTTTGTTGTGCATATTGTAGTACAGTTTCCTGAATACTTCTATCTATATTGAATTGTAAATTATCAGTAACCGCAGCATTTAAATCAATTAATGCTGAGAATACGGATGCGTCATTAAAGTTTTGAACTAAATCAGGATAGTATGTTCGAGTAAAATTAATTAACTCAGTCCTAATTTGTTGGAAATCTCGGGTTGTATATGATATTTTTTTATTCGCCATTACTATTAAATATTAATAATTACAAAATCACTCTCATTGAATGTATTATCGGTAATAATATAATCAATTCTTACTTTTGCTGTATGTTCTTTTTCAGAAATATTTGGTACTCTAAAAACTCTATCATCATTTTCAGTGATATATGTTCCTTTATCTTCCTCCCCCATTGATGCGTCTGTCACTGAAATACTAGTTATTGTTAAATTTGGTAGGTATTCACTTACAGAATCCCTTATTTCCGATTCAATCTCAGAAAACGTAGGACCATCCATAGGTTCAAAAATATATTCATAAAGTCTTGTTCCAAAATCAGGTAAATAATATCTTGTACCTTTTCTGGTTAATAATAAATGAATTAAAGCACTTCTTACTTCGTCATCATTATTCTCAGATAAATCAAAATAATTTCCATTATATGAATCTCTAAAAGGAAAATTAATTCCATATGTAGTACCTTGTCCCATATTCAATAAATATACTTACCTGAAATTATTTTTAAACAATACGATTTAATTGTCTATGTATTGATTTCCAATTATTATGACAATCTTTAGGGGTTTCTGAATTAATAAGTAATAAAGTTACCCCGTTATTATGTTTTTTATTGAAATTATTTAGTCTTAAATTATTAAATATTTTTTTTTCATTGTCTTGGATTCCTAAAACTCCTTTTTTTTGGTATTCAATTATTCTATCTAAAAACTCATTTCGAGTCCAAGGTAATTCGTAATTTTTATTCCTGTATTTATATTTTTTACCATTCTCATCATTATGTAAAATAACTTCATTTTTAATTGATTTTTTAAAATCATTTAATAAATCATATACACCAGAATAATAACTTTTTTTTTCGAAATGTCCTGCACAAGATGGTGTTGTTATAATATCATTTTCATGTAACATTTTAACAATAGGATGTAAATTTTCATCTAATGTTTCATAGAATTCTTCATTATTTGGTAATTCGAAATCCCTTTCTTTTTTCACAAAAAAATACCAAGGAACTTGTTCATTTGATAACCAAATTCCTTTGTGAAATTCTTCATGTGGTATTAAGTCTGTTTGTAATATCATTCTTCGTATTCGTCTAATCTCGTATCTTTTATAAACTTCGGAAACGCTTTTTTGTAAGATTCTTTAGATTCGTCATTAGCGTTTTTTGTGTATTGCCAATTCCAATATAATTTATCATTTGGTTTAAAACCAAAAAATTTATGTACTTTTTTTTGTGTTTCGGTCACATTCTCACCATTCCAATTCTGACCTACACAAATAAACCCAGTTTCAATACCTTCAACAATATTACTCTCACCTAAAGTTGTATGTCTATTTTCAATCCAAGTTAATCTCTCAATTAAATTTTGATAATACATGTTTGATTGTCCCCATCTAACAGAAGAGAAAAACACAACAGCATCAGATTCAAATAATTCCTTAGATATTTTCCACAATTCATCATTTTTATTGTTTAAACTACACCAACATCTATGATATCCTGATGGATTCTTTTTATCGTCTTTTAATAACGCTTTCTTAATTCCACAACTATTACCTTCTTTTCTAGACACATTTCCTTCGCAAGGATGTATTGTTAACTCTGTAACATCAATAAATTTAGCTTTATCCCCCAATTCTTCTTTCAAATAAACTGCAAGAATCTTTGACTTTGGTGTATCAATATTTTCTTCATCCCAATTATATCTATTGGAACAACTTAATAACAAAACATTTTCTTTTTGTTTGAGAATGTCTAATGTTTCTTTAAGATTCTTCCAAGCACCTGTCTGAACCATTTCTTCAGATAACATCATCTGACGAATTCTTTGTATTTCTTCTTGTATTATGTTACTCATATATTATAAATATCGATAAAAAAAAATCACGACATTTGTCGTGATTAATGTTATGATTATGATGAACAACCAAAACATTCAAATGGTGAATCGGTTGGTTTTGATAATACAATATCTGGTTTTGATGGTTCAGGAGTTGGTTTTGGTTTTTCTATTTTTGAAATATCAACCGCTAAATGTTTAGCACCTGTAGATATCGCTTTAGTCCTCACATAATAACTCAATGTTTTTAAACCTTTTTCCCATCCGTGAAAATGAGCTGAAGATATCTTAGATAGAGTTGGATTACCCATATAAATGTTCATTGATTGTGATTGGTCAATAAATGGTGCTCTATCAGCCGCCATGTTAATCAATTCTTTTTGTGATATCTCCCAAATGGTCTTATATTTTTCAATTAAATGTTCTGTCCGTTTAACTTTTTTATTGTATTGTTTATCTTCAATATCTAAGTAATTGTTAAAATTTATATTTTGAATAGAACCTTCATTTAAAATAATTTCATTTTTCAAATCTTCACACCAAATACCAATCTTTTCAAAATCGTTAATTAAGTACTTATTTACAATCATAATCTCACCTCCAACAACTCTTCTATTGAAAATCGCCGAATGAGCAGGTTCTGTCATTTCATAAGACCCTGTAATCTTAGCAGAACTTGCAACAGGCATTTGTGCGGTGAATAAAGAATTACAAACACCATAATCCTTAACTTCTTCTTTTAAAGACTTCCAATCCCATATACTTGATAAATCTTCCTCTTTAAGTCCCCACATGTCAAATTGAAATACACCTTCCGACATAGGTGAGTCATTGAAGAATTTATATGGTTTGTATTCTTCAGATTTACAAAGTGAACAACTTTCAGAAATCGCTGCGAAATAGATGGTTTCAAAAATTTCTTTATTTAATTTTTTAGCTTCATCAGATGTGAAAACTAAATCCAACAAATAAAATACATCTGCAAGACCCTGAGTTCCAATAGCAATTGCTCTTTGTTCCAACCCACCTTTTCTACCTTTCTCAGTTGAATAACTATTGATATCGATTACTTTATTTAAACCTCTAACAACTTTTCTAACCTCTTTATATAATAACTCGTGATTAAATACACCATTTTGAATAAAATTCTTCAATACCATTGAGGATAATGTACATATCGCAGTTGTTGTTTCATCTGTATATTGAAAGATTTCAATACAAAGATTAGATTGTTTTATAACACCGATATTTTGGTGATTTGTTTTTCTATTAGCATGGTCTTTAGCTGCCAAATATGGAACACCTGTCTCAATTTGAGATTCAATAATTTTACTCCAAATGTCTTGAGCTTTAACTTTTTTACCAATACCTAATTCAATCGCTTTATTGTAATTTTTTTCATATTCTTCACCATAACATTCTTGTAATGGTTTTATACCAGATTTAATAATATCATTTGGACAAAAAAGATACCAATCATCATTATTCCTAACAGCATTCATGAAATTATCAGGTATCCATAACGCAGTAAATAAATCACGTGCTCTTAGTTCTTCTGCACCAGTATTCTTTTTAATTTCTAACAGGTCAATAATATCTTTATGCCAAGGTTCAATGTAAATTGCCGCACTTCCAGGTCTTCTTCCTTGTTGATTAAAAAATCTTAACGATTCATTAACAATCTTCAAATATCTTAAAAGACCACCGGCAAATCCTCCCGATGTTTTAATTCTACTTTCCTTACTTCTAATATTTGACATACATAAACCAATACCCGCAGCATCAGAAGAATATGTTGATATATCATTTAAAGTATTTAGTAACCCATTTCTTGAATCCGAATCATTATAATGTAAAACACAAGAAGCTAATTGTGGTACCTTAGTACCCGCATTTATCATAATTGGTGTTGCAGGAGATATTAATTGATTTGACAATGAATTATAATATTCAACCGCTTCATCAAATGATTTTGTTACCCATAAGGCAACTCTCATGTACATATGTTGAGGTCTTTCAATTACTCTACCATTAGGTAGTTTTAAAAGGTACATCTCAACTAAAGAACGCCAAGCAAAATAATCAAAATTATAATCATTATCATGATTTATAACATCATCTATATTTTTCTCACCATATGATTTGATAATATTAACCAATTCATCATTTATAACACCTTCAGAATGTAACAATATGATTGTTTCAGAGAAACTTGGATTAGTTTCTTTGTGATATGATGATATTGCAACACTTGATGCCAATCTTGAATAATCATGGTGACTACCAGTGTATGCCGCCGAAATCTCATAAATTAATTTATCTAATTCTTTTGTAGTAATTTCACCCTCAACAGGTACTGAAGTTATTACTTTAATGAAAATTTCATCTGAATTAACATTAAGACCTTTACAAGACCTTTTTATTCTTTGGTATATTTTTTGTGGGTTAAATGATACCTCATCCCCACTTCTTTTTTTTATTTTTAGTGACATATTCTTATATATTAAAATTCATCCGTAAATGACAATTTTTCGTTTAGTTTGGCTTTTTGATACTCCATAGTTCTTGATTCAAAAAAGTTACCTTTTGTTTCAACCGCAATCTGTTCCATAAATTTAAATGGTTGTTCTACATTAAAATGTTTTGAACATCCTAATTTAATCAATAAACCATCTACAACAAATTCTAAATATTGTTTCATTAAATTCTGATTCATACCTATTAACGATACTGGTAATGATTCTGTAATGAATTCTTTTTCTATTTCAAGTGCAGACAATAAAATTTCTTTTATTTTCTTTTCACTAGGTTTATTTTCAACGTGGTTATTTAACAAATGAATTGCAAAATCACAATGTAAGTTTTCGTCTTTGAAAATTAACGAATTAGCATTACATAAACCCTGCATTATCCCTCTTGATTTTAACCAAAATATTGAACAGAAAGAACCTGAAAAGAAAATACCTTCAACCGCAACAAATGCCACTAATCTCTCTTGAAAAGACGCTTTTTTAATCCAATCTAAAGCCCAATTAGCTTTCTTTTGAATTGCTGGCAATCTATCAATAGCGTTGAAACAATCATCTTTTTCTTTTGGATTAGAAACATATGTATCAATCAATAATGAATACATTAAAGAGTGAATATTTTCCATCATAAGTTGAAATCCATAAAAGAACTTAGCTTCAGGATATTGTACTTCTCTGTAGAAGTTTTCCGCCAAATTTTCATTCACAATACCATCAGATGCCGCAAAAAATGATAAAACATTTTTCACAAAGTATTTTTCATTATCTGATAGGTTTTCCCAATCTCTTATATCATTTGTTAAGTCAACCTCCTCCGCTGTCCAAAAAGCTGCTTGGTGCATCTTATAAAACTCCCATATGTCATCATACTGAATAGGGAATATGACAAATCTCGAAGGATTTTCTATTAAAATTTTTTCCATAATTAATTTGATTCTCTTTCTTTTCTTTTTTGCAACAAATCTTTTATTCTTTGTTTGTTTGCTTCTTCTTTTTTATCTTCAAGTCCTAAGAATGTCATAGAACTTTCAACATCGATATCTAACATACCATTGTCGAATTTACAATTCTCAAATACAACACCATCATCACCAATACGGGATTTAGTAATCGCTATTGTTGCAAGTTTCATTTCTTTTTGTTGTAATGATTTTGCAACAGATATAATAACGTGACCAACTTGTGCTTTCTTAATAGAACCACCCATTTGGTCAGTAGTTACAACTTCAGCTGAAATCGAACTTCTATTACCTTGTGTTGCCGTCCATCCAACCAAATTCATTTCGTGACACATAGCTTCAAATCCTCTCATAACAGACCCTTCTGACTTCCATTCATCACCCAAATTTTTCTCAGGTACAACACAATCAATATAATCCAAAAGAACCATATCAACCCTAATACCATCCGCCATTTTCTTTCTAATTAAATTTTTGATTTGACTCATGGTCATAGTATCTGAAGGTAATTTTTCCAATATTAATCTATTATCCATTTTCTCTTCAATTTCTCTAACTTTAACCAAAACTTCTTCCTTTTTATTGGACATATCATCAGGATGTATTCTTGTCCAACAGGTTATATGTTTTCTTTGAATAATTTTTGGGTTATCCTCAAAAAATATTTGTAAAACATTATATCCTAAATTAAAAGAATGATTAGCTATTTTAGTTAAAAATGTTGATTTACCAACACCTGTTGGTGCTAATATAACACCTATCTCACCTTTTGCCAATCCGCCCTTTAATAATCTATCAATACCAGGAATTCCCATAGGTATTGGGTGTCTAAAATCCTCATTCAATACGTCATCCAAATTGGAGAATACGTCTAACATTCCATCTTCCCTAGTTCCAATCTGTAAAGCTTCACGAACTAATTCTTCTAGTTGGTCATAATTTTCAAACTCACCACCATCAATTACTTTTTGTGCTTTAGATATCGCTTTCTGTAATTCTTGTTGTTTACAAAATTTCATTGCCTTTTCTTGAACAAAGAGAGACCCCTCAATTGGTACATCCTTAACCTTTTTTAAGGTGTCTAAAATAATCTTAATTGCAAGTTCTTGCTGAATTTCCGATTTAGTTATTTGTTCTAAAGTCTCAAAAGTTGGAACATGGTCATACTTCACAAAGTATTCTTTAACCATTTGGACAATTAATTTGAAATACTTGTTGTCAAAATAATTTGTATCAAGAACTTGGATTATTGACCTTCCAAATTCTTTATCAACTATAATTTGATTTAATAACTGTAGTTGAAAATTACTACCTAAATACTCAAAATTTTTGTTTGTCGCCATATTTTTTGTCTCCTTTAAAATAAATATTATACCTTTGTATTAAGTCCTAGATATTCGTATGTTAAATCTTCATGTGAAAAAATGTCAGTTAAACTATAAAGTATACTTTTTATGTACGGACGTATATCTACGGTGTATCTTATTTTAGGTGGATAGATTTTTGCGTCAAATTGTCTATGACAAATTGTCATATCATTTTGTTTTATAAAAATGTTAAAAAATTCAGGACCATCCGTAAATGATGTATTCAAAATCGCAGGATTATTAATAATCTCAAATTTGTTATCCACTAGATAACTAGTCGATTTCATCTTTAACTCATACCCCAAATCCTCTTTTAAGTCTTTAATGTACTGATATAACTCAATAGAGTTCTTTGCATCAGGATTAAAATCCCTAACATTAAAAAATCTTTGTACGATGATGTTGTTGTTAACAGTCATCAAAAATTCCAGTTTAACCGCTTCGTCTTTCATTTTGTTTGTTTTTATTTGTTATTATAATTTTTATTTTCTTTTATTGTGTATGTTCCACATACTCTTGTCAATTCTTCGCAACATATTGTTTTGAATTCAATACACTCTCCCATGTATTCTATATTGTTTGTTTTGAACAAATTTCCACGTCCATCCGATATTTTGTATTTATATCTTTCTTCGGATTTATCAATTAAAAATACCAAACCCGTAACTATACATACTAAAATCAATACGAATACCATTATTTGTAACTTATCTTTCATTTTTTATCTTTTAGTTCTAAAATTCTTTTTTTCTTTTCTTGTTAATTTTAAAAATGGTGTTAAGAAATTTACCCAATTATTATCACCCTTTGGTAAGAATTTAAAGAATCCATCTTCCATCATCATTTTAATAATGTTACGGTGTCCCCTCCCATCAGGGTCAAGAGTTTCTGAATAATATAACTCTACAAGAGTTTTACCTTCATCAGTTATAATTGGTTTTGATAAGTTAACAATCTTTTCATTAATCTCGAAAAATTCGTTTCCGTAAATTCCTGTTTTTGTTTTTCCTGTTAGTAAATTTTTTAAAACATTATTGTCTTTATCAGTCTCAAATAATGTTTCCGCCTTTTTCAAAATATCGGTTAAATTTACCTCTTCGTCAAGTATTTCAGGAAATAATTTTATCAATGTTTTTTCACCCAAATAATATATCCCATCAATATTATCCGATTTGTCCCCAATTAATACTTTACACACAGGAATATTTGAATGAGGAACCTCAATTTCATATAATTTAATCTTATCCCCAAACTTATAAGTCTTCTTAGCATTTGGTGAATAAACCGAAACTCTTTCAGAAATTAATTGTGTTAAATCTCTATCACCAGAAAAAATAGTTATTTGTTCGTTATTAGATATTTGACAATAATAAGAAATTAAATCGTCAGCCTCATTGTTTTCAACACATACCTGACGGATAAACATCTCCTCCAAATATTGTTTTATTCTCTCTCTCTGATGATTAAATGATATCTCCTTGAAAGGATTATTATCCTCTCTTCTAGTTTCTTTATATTGGGGGTATATTAGTTTTCTTGGTTGTCTACTACCCTCACCATCCCAAAAAACAAGTACCTTTTCGTAGTTATACTCCTCGATAAATTTACGGAGGGTGTTTAGAAAATGCCAAATACCTCCGATATGTTTACCTTCATGATAATAATCTTTAACTCCGTGAAAACCAATTTTCAGTAGATTGTTCGCATCTATTATAAGTGTTTTGGTCACTCTTTATTTTCATTTAAGGGTTCTAAAATCTTGTTTCCTTTTTTAATATATTCTTTCAATAGTTTATTAACTAAGGAAGAAAGGTTAATTGACTTCTCTTTAAAATAATTAGGCAATTCCGGGTCTACGGAAACTCCAATCTTTATTTTTTTTTCTTTCTCATCAATTTTTTTTCTTCCCATATTAATAAATATCTAATAAATTATAAAAAGTATAAATATTATAACTTTTTTTACTCATTATCTTCTTTTTCCTCTTTTAAAACAAAGTCACCATCAGTTCCAATAATTTCTTTCCAATAATCAGCGTATTCTTTCTTATATTTTTCTATATTTGTTTTTTCCTCTGTTGCATCTTTACCTGCGATAAATCCATGTGGTGTTACTATTATTTTACCATCATCATATCCAAGACCATTAATATGATTCTTCATAACAGAAACTTTTGTTCTTGATGCAAATTTAATTGTTCTTTTATCTTTAGTTGCTGTAATTTTAGTTGTACCAGCACCTTTTTGATTACCAAATAAGAATACCAATGATGAGTTTAACCAAATCGCTTCACCACCTTTAGCCTTAATTTTAGGTTGACCAAACGGATTATCAGGTAACTCAACCCAAGGTTGGTTTACAATAATTAAAGTATTTTCATATTTAGATTCTGCTTTACGTGAACCTGATATACGTTGATTAATACCCATACCTATTTTATCCGCCAAAGCTGCAGCATTATGTTGTTTTCCACCTCGACCCTCATATGTCATTTTACAAGGAACTGAACCAACAGAATCCCAAAGAAATAACAAACTATAATCTAATTCACCTTTCTCTTGAGCATCTAACATTGAATTAATATAATCTGTAATTTGTTCTATATAATTAAAATTATTGTTGAACAGATAAAAACCATCCCAATCAACTTCACCTGTTAATTCATCAACTACTTGTTCACATTCAAATCCCATTAATTTAGCATGGTCAAAAGACCATTTCTGTTCTGTAATAATAAAAACAGGTAAAATACCCTTCTTCTGAGCATCTACCGCAGTTTTAACTAATGCCGTTGTCTTACCCGTATCACTATGTCCTAAAAACATATTAATGTGCCCAATTGCAGGGCCAGGTAATCCTACCGCATCCAAAAACTCAGAACCTAAATCAAAAAATCTTTGTTGTTTATATTTTGCAGATGTTGAAAACTTATCTTTAAGTGATTTAAAATCATTCTTTTTAATTGCCATATATTTTTATTTTAATTGTTCGTAATAATTATCGTTAAATTTTGGGTATAAATCAATATCACCCCCATTTTTTTCTGATAATTTATCTACCCATTTATTAACTTTCTCTTGAGGGATATCACCCATACCTGAAACGTGATAAGTAGACATACCCCACCTATAAATCATAGTGGGGTTGTCTTTTGATTCATGTATTTTTCCATTAAATTTAAATGTTATGTCGTAGTCCTCACCAAAACTTTTTTCAGGAAATACAATTCTATTAATGTATTTTTTGGTATAAACATTTCCGTTATTAACATTACCCTTAATATCAACAAATTTATTATTTTCAAAGTAATAATGACTACTTCGTCTATAAATTTCGTAGTTTGGGTTTTCTTTAATTTGTTTTTCTACTAATTCTAATGCGTTTGGTGCTAATAAGTCATCATCATCTAATCTGTAGATATAATCAAAGTTACATTGATTAAATCCGTATTTCAACTTTTGTGAAATATTATCAATTTTTTCATTTAAATTGAAACATCTAATATTTGGATGTATAATCCTGTATTTGACTTTTGGGTCATCATTAATTATGACCATCTCACCATCATCATAATTCTGTTCTAAAAATGAAAATATACATTCCTCAAGTAGTGTTTTTCTACCGTAAGTTAAAGTAAGAACAGAAATCATATATTAGTTATATTTGTAAAATTTCTCTAAATTTTCTAATTTATCATTAGCATTTGCAATTTTTTCAACCAGTTTATCCATCTCCTCTATATGTTGTGGATGTTCACCTATACCTACAGGATTTGTGAAATAAACTAATAATGATGCTTCAGCGTCAGCCGCATCTGCCTGATATTTTAAACGTAACGCATTGTAAAGTTTTTCGGAAATATTTGTTTTTTTGTCCATGTTTAATGTATTTTTTTGTTAAAAAAAAAGAGCTTGGACATTTTGTCTATGTTAATGTCCAAGCTCAGTTAATAAAATTAGAATGGCATGTCTTCATCAGGTTCTGACTCAGACTGTGGGTCTGTATAAGCTTTTGATTTACCACCAAAAGTATCTTCATTTGAATCCGAGTTACCGTATACATATCCACCTTTTTCACTATCCCATTTTGGTGTTTCACCACGAGCGATAGCTTCAAGATATTCTACAGGTTTTTTAGAGTAAACATCTTCCCAAGTTAATTCATCCTCAATCCATGTTTTTGCGGTATCTTCATCTTCATGAAGTGTTGCTGGGTCATCATACATAACTGTTTGAATAACTGTATATACCGAACCTGTTGGTGTTTTAGCTTTGGTTAATTCTAAAATAATATCACGTCCTTTTTGAGGGTCTGTAACATCACCTTTCGCTCTGAAAATAGGGATGATTTTGTCAAGAATACCCTCGTTTTTATAATTGTGTTTAAAACGCCAGAATTTAACACCATCCTGTTCTGCATCTCTATCAACAACTTTTACAATATAAAACTTACGAGGTTTATACTGTGCGGCAAGTTTCTTATCAGATTCTTTACCTGTTGACATAAGTTCTTCATGAACCTCACTTAATGGTGAACGTTCATTATCGTTCTTACCCGGGTCATAAAACTTTAGCCATTTACCGTCCACTTGAATTTCGTGGAACCAAACTTCTTTAAACGGAGAAGAACCGTCTTTGGTTGGTAGAATTCTCAACCTTTTTTGTCCTTGTTTTTCTTTATCGCTAAGGATTGCTGCGAAGTATTTTTTCATCCTTTCGTCCTGAGACATTTTTGAGGTGGATGTACCCTGTTGTGATTTTTCGTACTGTGATAGTACTGCGTCTAAACTGTTTGTCGCCATAGTTAAAATATTTAATTGTTTATGTAAGTATAAGTGTCAGCCGTGAGTTTGTCAAATAAATTTTTAAAAAAAAATTACTTGATTTGTGTAAATTGGTTGTCTGTATCTTCAAAACTTCTGAAACTTTTTTTAATGTCAGAAGGAGAATAGTTTTCAACCTCATCTTGGGTTAAGATGTATTCATTTTTTCCTGTTTTTTCAAAATCCTCTTGTTTGTCTTGGAAAAAATCTGAAAGTTTTTGATTAAATGGTCCTGAATCAATAGTTCTTAAATCCATTTTTTCTTGAGCGGATTTTGGTCTATATTTTTCTACTTTTGATTCTAAATCATTCAATTTATTAACAATAGAGTCCATTTCACCCAATTTCGTTTCTAAAGTGTTTAGATGTTGAAATAAACTTTCAAAATAATCTTCTTGTTTCTTTTCAACACTTTTTTGAGATTTAACTAATTCTGTTACATCAATTTCTTCTACTTTATTTTTTTCTTCACCAACTTTCTCGACATCAGGGTCTGCAGCAATATCCACAGGAGTCGCACCTGTTACTGGTGGAGTCGGAGGTGTTGCACCCATTTCAGGTGCAGGTAATGGTCCCATCTCAGGTGTAGGAGGAACATCTCCAGCCGGAGGTGGAGGTAATGTTGCTTCTTGTTCTGTAATATATTTGTTAATAGAATTATATCTATTTAATTCTTTAATAATTTTTTTATCAATTGCCATAATGTTATCCGTTTAATAATTGTTTTACACCAGTTAATGTTTCAACTTGGATTTTTTTATTTGTTTTCATTGTATTGTCAACTCTCTCAATTAAACCATCTTTCATTCTAACAATATAACATTCACCAGTATCTAAATCACATACTTGTTTAGAACCGTCACCCATATCTTTTTCAGTAACTTTAGTATTTTTACCTAAATAACTATCTAATAATAATTTTGTACTCATAAAATTCTTTTTATATAAATATCATTATTGTTACAAAAAAATCAGTATTTAACCTCTATTTGTTGCAGAATTAAATATATTAATAGATTCTTGAACAATACTTATAATATTAGACTTATCAGTTTGTGATAATGTATTAAATGGTGGTTTACCTGATGCACTTTGATTATTAACTAAGAATTCTGATATTTGTGTTGCGTTTATTTCACTAATAGAAGACATTCTCTGTGACCACCAATCATAAAGAAAATCAATATTATCATCCAAGTTATCAAAAAACACATAAGGAGTGTTATTAGAGGAACAATAATAGTTATTTTTAAAATATTTTGATTTAGGACCCCAATCACTATTAATTGGAATACCCGCAAAATTATTTGCTTTATTTTGTAAAGTTTCACCGTTTTTACTTGCAACATAAAACCTACTGAATATCACATATCTTAATTTT